AGATGATTCAGCAAAAGATCAGTCAGGGAGTATTGGATAATGGTTGATAATTGTATAGACAGAACAGACCAGGTTACTCAGAATACTTTAACCATCAGTGCAAGACCTGTAACTGATGGCTTAGGTAGATATACTCTTTCTCAAATTGACCAAGTAACTCAAGATATTGCTGAAAGTATTATAAGAGATGCTGAAACGAATCCATTACAGCGAGCAGTAAACAAATATGGTGCAGAGATATATCAAGCAACCGATTACTTAAATAGTTTATTACGAGACCGTATTGGAGATCTTACTCCTTATCCTGACCTTGCTGATAGATGGGAAAGAGGTGCAATATCAAATATAGAACTTGCTGACTTTATGCAAAACTATAATTATGTACCTGCGAATTTTATTAACGAAGGTGATGCATTTAGATTAGCAAGAAATTTAGATTCGTATTATAAGAATGATTTTAATACTTCTATACTAGGTGGATTCTGTAACAAGTTTGACCAATTCTTTGCGTCAGTTGATGCATTCTTTGATTTGATTGGAGTTGTGGAAGGTTTAATTGCCGATGCAATGGAACTTGTAAATAAGTTAAGATCATATGATGGTATCCAAGACTTATTCCAAGAAGGTGTTGTTCGAGCTCTTATTAAAGAAATCAAAGATAAGATTAAAGATGTCATAGATAAAGTATTCCAAGAAGTACAAGATATTATTGATAACTTTGACCCAGCAGCAATTACTGCACAGGCTGAAACATTTGTTAACGCAAAAGTTGTTAAAGGTATTATGACAACAAGAGAACAAATGTGCGCATTCTTTACAGACGAAAATAAAAAGACAATTAAAGATAAAGTAATCGGTCTGATTGATTATGCAGTTAGTTTATTTGAATCACCTGGGATTGAAGAAATACAATTCTTAATAGCTCGTATCTGTGCCCTTGCAGGGAATATAGAAGCCTTAATAAGAGACATTAATAAACCACTTGATGATTATACAAGAAGGTACAGTACTATCGTAGATAGGCTTAAAACAATCTCAAGAGTTAACGAATCTTCTGCAGTACGAGCAGGAGCCATACGTTATTCTCCAACAACTAGGCAAGAGGTAATAAATAGATTAGAGGGTAGATGGACATCGCCCGGTGGAAATGCAATTACAGATACTGGGAATCAACCACAAAATGTAAAACCCATTACTGCCGATGATTATCGAGATCTACCTAGATGTGGAAACGTATTTGCTGGAAATGATTCAACCTTTAAACTTGAAGGTGATTCTTTTGATGAAAAAGAAGGCGACGGAATATACGCATGGACAAGGGTTGACCTTGATGTTAAAGTATACTTAAAAAGATTAAAGGAACAGACAGGATCCACACTTACTATTACAGAAGGTTGGGTAAGCAAAGCATATAATAAAAAGGCAGGCGGTCCTGAAGATAATTCACATTTGAGTGGTTTGGTTGTTGATGTTAAAAAGGACATGGCAGATCCTGCCTCGTTTATTGAGAATGCATTAAGAGGTGGATTTAAATACGTAAAAGAATACGATGACAAAATTCATTTAGATATAAGAGAAGTAATTTAATGGCAATAGCAGAATACATATCACCGAGAGCAAAGAAGATTAGTCTCAATTCTGATTTTCATAAGGACATACGCATAAGTCCTGTGTCAAAAGATATTGCTTTATTAAAAGACGAAGATGCAGTCAAAGAATCAATTAAGAATTTAATTTTAACAGACCGCGGTGAGAGATTGATGCAACCTTATATTGGTGGCAATATTCGCGCAATGTTATTTGAGAATCTAACACCAGGTACTTTAAAACTAATAGAAGACAGAGTAACATCAACAATTACGACTTACGAACCAAGAGCTCAATTAATTGATGTAGCAGTAAGTTCAGACCCTGACAACGGTCAGGTGTTTGTTAAAATTATATTTTATGTTCGTCAGGTTGAGCAGCCAATTGAATTGGATGTTATTTTACAAAGGAATAGATAGAGATGGCAAATCCAAAGACCCCAATTACAGAACTTGATTTTGACTCGATTAAAGAGCAATTCAAAACATACTTAAAGACACAAACACAATTCAAAGATTATAACTTTGAAGGTTCAAACATGAGCGTCTTATTAGACGTTCTTTCGTTTAACAGTTATCAAAATAACTTCTATACAAATATGGCTCTTAACGAAATGTTTCTTGACTCTGCCGTCCTCAAGAACTCAATCGTTTCTCATGCCAAAGAATTAAATTATATTCCTAGATCTCGTAAGTCAGCAAAAGCAACATTATTCGTAATGATCATCGATGAAAACGAAACATCCTCAACAATTACGATTCCAAGATATGCTGAATTTAATGTAACATATCAAGGCGAGAGTTATTCGTTTATTACTGATGAAGCATATACCGCAAGAAAGGCAAGAGGTACTAATCCACAAACTGGTGAAACATATCCTAGTGGTGCATTTGTTGCTGAGTCAGTTGATGTATTCGAAGGTGAAATATTACAAAGTTTCCAAAGAGAAGGATTTATTGTAGATGCTGATGGCATATTAAGAGTTAATTTAACAAACAATGAAGTAGATACTGATTCTATTGTTGTGTTTGTTGATGCAGAACAAACCGATGACCAAAACGTATTTACAAGAGCAAACACAATCTTTGGTGTAAGACCAACAGATAAAGTATTCTATTTAGAACCATATCTTGATGATCGTTATACAATTTATTTTGGTAAAGATCAGTTTGGTATTCAGCCTGAAGAATTTGAGGATGTAAGAGTAAGGTATAGAATCTGTTCAGGTGCAGAACCAAATGGTGCAGGTTCTACTTCTTCATTTAGTGCAAGCTTTGTTGAAGGCGGTACTATTACTTGTTGGACATTGTCTGCGGCCGCAGGTGGCGCAGAAAGAGAATCAATGGAAAGCATCCGCTACTTTGCACCTAAAGCGTTACAGATTCAAGAACGTGCAGTAACATCTTCTGACTATGAAGTATTATTAAAGCAAGCATTCCCAGAAATATCTGCGGTGTCTGCTTATGGTGGAGAACAATTAGATCCACCTCAATATGGAAGAGTTGCTATTTCAGTATATTTGAATGATGATACTGAACTCGTTTCTTCAACATTATCTAATTCATATATTACATATTTAAGTGAAAGAAGTCCATTAGGTATTGAACCTATATTTGTTCAAACAGAATTCGTTTATGCTGATATGAATATTGGTGTTAAGTATAGCAGAAAGAGTACAGATAAGACAGGACCTGAACTTGAAGCATTAGTAAGAAACGCTGTTAAGAAATACTCTGACGATAATCTTGAAGACTTTAATAAAACATTAAGGGTTTCAAAACTGTCAGGTATCATTGATGATTTAGATGTAGGTATTGAGAGTAATGAAATTGCTGTCACGCCAATTATTGAATATGCTCCTCCTGTTAATTTTGAGACAAATCCTAAGTTTAGATTTGAAGCTGAACTTATTAAACCTTATCCTTATAAAAGCGCAAACGGTTTCGTAGATTACAAACCTGCGATTAAATCAACAGTATTCGATATTGACGGTACTTGTGTATTCCTACAAGACGACGGCGTTGGTAACATTATGACAATTACCGATGAAGTAACAAACCCAACAATAGTAAATCCTACAGCAGGGACGGTTGATTATACAACAGGTGAAGTAAAACTTACAAAGTTTAAGGTAGAATCATATACAGGTGGAGCAATTAAGATTACGGCAAAAACAAAAGAAAGCGATGTTAAAGCACCGCAAGGTCGAGTATTCATTATACGAGATACTGATGTTAAAGTAACAATGGACCTTGAGGAATTCTCAAGACCTGTCGCAACTCAAGCATCAACAAATCCTCCTGTAAGTACTAACGTATCAGGTGGTGGTACTACATCGTCTTATTAATAAGAGAGAAAAGAAATGCCTCAGGGTGAAATCGAAAAAAATATATCGCTTTTCATTAAGCAACAATTCCCTGCTATCTATAGGGAAGATGGCCCTGAGCTTGTTCAGTTAGTAGAAGATTATTATAAGTGGTCTGAAACTCAAACTAATCAACACATATATCATCAAAGAAGATATTTTGAAACTAAAGATATAGATACTACTTTGGAGAATATGATTATATTCTTCAAGAAAAAGTTCATGGCAGACCTGCCACTTAAATCTGATATCATTAAATTTATTATTAAGAATATCCTTGACTTATATAGGTCAAAAGGTACTGCTCGTGGTA